ACCTCATCTTTTGAGTCTTATCTCAATAATCCAGAAAACCAAGCCAAGATCTCTGCCTTTTCAAAGTATAGTGGTGTAAGCTTTAAGACAGGTAAAACCGCATTTGACTTTCCGGAGATATATGCCAACATCGGTGCATTAGCAGTAGGGGAGAAGGAAAATGTCTGATAACATTCAGATCACAGTAGAAGATCTGCTTAGGAAGATTGGGGCGATGGTCGTACAGGGCGACATCTATCAGTCGCAGATCGCTGCGCTGCAGGCAAAGATTGCCGAGATTGAGGCGGAGCTCGCTAAGTTTAAAGATCAAGAAAAGAAATAATGCCAGTCTACGAGTACTTTTGCGACAAATGCGAAAAAAAAGTAGAAATTATGCACGCAATGTCCGACGAAAGCAAGAAAATACATAAAGAGTGCGGAAGAGAACTGAATAAAGTTTTTTCTGCGTCAAACATTTTTTATAAGGGCGACGGCTGGGCGCGTAGAGGCTAAATGACTTGCGCTTGAAGTAGGCGCATAATATAGTGCAACACATCAATGCATCCACACAACATGAGGTGCCGATGTGACTGCGAATAATGTCCAGCAAATCCTTGACCGCCTCGACAAGATCGAGGAGGAGCTTTCTGCCATGCGCGTAGAAATGGCAGAAACGCGTGGCGCGTATCGACTTGCCAAATTTGTTATTGGCATTCTTGGCCTTACTGGCGTCAGTGGGATTGTAGCCTGGCTCTCCGGACAGGGAAAATGACCCAGAAGCAGTTTGTAGCTGCTGCAATCATCTGGCTGATTGTAAGCGCTTTATTCTTTGGATACGTCACATCTCCTGTTTATGCCCTTGACGATACCGATCAATGGGATCAGCAGGTAGACGCAAACGGAACCATAATCCTTACCGACGGAACGATTGTCATTGATGGTAGTAATAACGTGCTGCCGGGCCAGCCGTGGGTAAACACCGTGACTGGAATCACAACGAACTCATCCCTCGGCGAGACGGTGTCTTTCTCTTGGTCTTTTATCACAACCGACAATGCGTACTTTGACCGCCCGCAGGTTTTGCTTGCAGATATTTGGACCGATCTTGCCAACAATACGAAAAGCGCCAGCGGGACCGTTGAGGTCTACGTGACGGCTGGCGGGGCCTTTGGGTTCCGTGTTCTTTCACTTGATTCATGCTGTGGCGTTGGCACGCTGACAATCACAAACACATCTTGGGTCGTTGGTCCGCCATCAAGCCCAGAGCCAACCCCAACCCCGGAGCCAACCCCAGAGCCAACTCCTGAGCCAACCCCTGAACCAACCCCAGAACCAACTCCAGAGCCCACGCCAGAGCCCACGCCAGAGCCCACGCCAGAGCCAACCCCTTCTCCTACCCCAGAACCGCCATCACCAAGCCCTAGCGTGCCTCCTACCCCCACGCCAGAGCCTTCTGTAGAGCCATCTCCGACCCCATTGCCAACACCAAACCCAACGCCAAGCCCAAATCCAACAGAGCCGCCACCATACCCGGTCGCGTCTCCAAGCCCAGAGCCGACTGTAGAGCCGACTCCAAGCCCAGAGGTGACAAATGAACCAACACCAGACCCGACTTCCGAGCCCGAGCCGACGCCCGAAGGAACCGTGGAGCCAAGTGCTTCGCCGGAACCTGCCCCTTCTGTTGATCCCACTCCTGTTCCTTCTCCTGAGCCGTCACAGCCCGCTTTGCCAGGTGTAGAGGAAATTGGCGCAGCGGTGGAGGCTGTTAGCGAAGCGGTTGGAGAAGTGGCCGCAGCCGTTGGCGAAGTGTTTGATGCAACCGTTGGTCAGGCCGCAGAGGCAATTGGCGAAGCGGTTGGCGAGGCGCTTGCGCCGGTAGCAAATCTTGGAAAGGATATTTCGGAAACGGAGCGAAAAGAGGCTGCTCCGACAATTATTGCTGCGGTGGTTATCACCCAGGTAGCGCAGTCAGCCGTGGCGGCTGCTGCTACTGCTGCAAATCGACCACGGGGGAGAATCGGTAAATGATTGACTTTATAAAGAAGCACAAGGACACGCTAATTTCAGCTGCAAACGATATCATTAGCCAGTCGTGGACTATTTTTGGCCTTCTTATTGGCTGGATTGTCCTTCCGGATGGTGAGACCAGAAACTTTGTTGGCAATGTCCTTGGTTGGTTGACACTTATTTGGTTTGTCACCATCCCGCTTCGGCTTCGCGGATAGCTCGCCCCGTAGAACATAAATACTTGACCATGGTGATATGATGTCACCATGGATGAAGTTACTAAGCGTGGAAGACCAAAGACCGATCCGTATGTTCGGTTTCTTCGCTATGTTCAAAAAGTAGAATCGGGCTGCTGGGAGTGGACTGGCGCTCTTGACCCGTCTGGGTATGGTGCCTTCAAGGACGACAAGGGCCGAAAGATCAACGCCCATAAGTGGCATCATGAGTCCCAGCGCGGAGAGGTCCCAAAGGGTCTTCAGATCGACCACTTGTGCAGAAATAGAAAATGTGTCAACTTGGAACACCTTGAGGTTGTTACCCCAAGGATGAACACCCGCCGCGGCGATGCTGGAAAACTACGCAATACTCACTGCAAGCACGGACACGAGTATTCCTGGGAGAACACTTACTGGAGAAAGAACGGCGACCGAGAGTGCCGAACTTGCAAGTACTACGGCGGCAGGATGGACCCAGTGGTAAATTTGACACCTCAGGGATGATTGGCTAGGCTCCTTACAGAAAGGAGTCCAAATGAAGGACACAACATTCTGGAGACGGTTGGCGGTAGATGGTCCAACCAGGGAATTCCAACTAAAGCTTGAGGGTGAGTCAAAAGACTTGAACCTTAAGGAATTTACTGAGAAGTGGTCAAAAATTCTTGGGTATAGCGAGTCGTCGATTGCCCACTGGACCGCCGGAACAAGAACAATCCCAGAGAAGGCGATCCAGGCCGCTGGGATTGAAACGGTTGGCATTGAAAAGAAGAGCACCCTTGCGGCGGCAGAGGGACCTGCCGCAATAGGGATGAAGGAACGCCAAAAGGTTATCAACAAAATGTGTGCTGGATGTGCTCTTGGAGACCGATTCTGCAGGATTAGTGACTGCCCATTGCGACCGTTTAGCCCGCTTCCGTTGCATCCAAAATCAATCACAATGGGGTGGGACGAATCCGAGCACAATCACGATGAGGAAACAGCGTAGAACGAACCCCCCTTGTACCTTCTGTCAGATAGCGTACTATCCTCTTTGTGAACGGAATCTACGAAACGCTGTTTAGCAAGCTTGGTGGCGACGCAACTTTGCAGTCGCTGCTCGGCGGCACCAGCGGCGATAAGAAGATTTACCCGATCACCGCAACAGTTCGAACTGCCTTGCCAGCCGTGAAGATCTCGGTGGAAGGCGGGGAAACCGAAGTCGGCTTTAGTATCAATAAGCCGAGCGTAGAGGTAATGGTGGTTTCGACTGCCGGAGCCACTGAGCTTGGCCAGATATCAAACCGAATCGATACCCTGCTAAACATTCAGAGCTTTGCCGGATCGGGGATTAAGGTCCATCTCGTTAAGAAAGTTGCCGAGCGAGATGAGTATGATGAGGCGACATTGGAGTATCGAAGGCGCCTTCGGTACAACATGATAGTTAGATGAGGAGTAACGCAGCATGCTGACACTAGGATCAGGCACACTTTCGGTTGCGCCTTGGGTTTCCGGGGCCAATCCCGCGGACCTTCCCACGACCTACACGACGCTCTACACCATCGGCGAAGTCGGTGGCGATGTTGAGTTCCGCGTGGAGTTCCAGGAAGCAGAGTTCCGCGGCCAGTCGAATTTCGTGATTGCACGTGGCTACTACGGTGGCAACGTCACGGCGTCGGCTCGTTCGGTTGAGATTAACTTTGAGAATCTTGCTCGGTTCTTCACCGCAGCCAAGACGACGCTTTCAACCGGCACGAACGGCATCACCGGCACTCACAACGTCTTTACGACGGAATACGACGACAAGCCATCAGCGATGTATGTGAAGTTCACCCACACGCGAACCGATGACCCAAACAAGAAGGTGATTGTTCACCTCTTCAAGGCGTTCTCGACCGCTCTGAACTTCCCATTCATGCGTGAGGCCATTTCAACGATGGACATTGACTTCAATGCCATTGTTGACACGACCCTCACCGCTGGCGATCAGATCATCCGCGTGGAGATCGAGAGCTAATCCGCCTTCTTTAGGCGTAATAGAACCCCTGGGGCTTGCCCCCAGGGGTTTTATGTTTTATAAATATCTATAGCGCTGGTTGCGCTATGATATCCACGCGGCGACTTGCCGTGATTGGAAAGATAGGAGAGAACAGTGGCAAACCTAGTAGAAATAAGCCCAAAGAAGGCACTTAGCCTTAACGACCTGGCGGATCTCGAAGAGAGATACGGGGCAATTGACCAGATCGACTTTAACAAGTTTACCGTTCTCCGCTACGTCCTTTGGTTGGCGATTCGAAAGAATGAGCCAGAAGTTGATGAGCGAGAAGTCGGCGAACGATTTGACATCAGAAGCATGCAGGAGACCGTGACCAAGGTTCTCCGCGACAGCGGACTTCTCCCAGAAGAGCCCACCGATGGTGAGCAAGTGGGAAAAGCACCAAGTCGGGCGTAGGTTGGTCAGATATCGATTGGGGTGTGATTATGGGATCGTACGCTGACGCATTTGGCTATACGCCGAGTGACTTCATGCGTATGACCCTCCCCCAGATCGCCTCATTCAGCAGATACATGGAAGAGCGCGACAAGAAGTTCAAGTCAAAGACCGACGACAGAGCGGCTGGCGGCAAGAGAATCCTCAGCGCGCCCGACAAGGAATCATCCATTGACGCTCTTGTTATGCAGTTTGGATCTCCAGAAGCCAAGCAATCGCTAGTTCGAGACCGAATTGAGAAAATGCGCAATAGGGCGGCGGAGAGAGATAAGTAAATGTCTGACAAAGACTACGATGCTTTTTTTGGCGCTGATGATGTAGGCACAAACTATAAGGAATCAGCTAATCTTCGCGAAGAAGGCTACGTAGAGCAGCTTCTAACCACCCTAAACTACGGCAATAGACTCTCGGGTGACGATGAGATAGACGTTGCGTCTGCGTTTAATATGATGAGGCCGGTAGACGCCGAACGCCTTGCGCACAGAATTTTGCTTGGCGACAAGTCAGCACTTGTTAGCTCAATTCCTGCAGTACAAGATGGACTCAATACCGTTAGGCGAGTGTCTGAGGCAATGGGCCCAAGCTGGGATCAGGAAAGAAAAATTACCCTTGAGGTAGTTCGCAGTTCTATTAATGAAAAGATATCAAAGCAAAACAAAGCATCTGGAAAATCAAAAGATCCGTATGTAGATCAGATCACTAAGCGAATTGGTAAAAGGGTTGCAGAAAGAAAACTTTCTACAAAAAACCCTCAGCAGATTCTTGACGCGCTCTATCGAGAGCTCGCATCTACCAGTGGCCTGAATCCGTATCAAAGATACAAGCTTCTTGGCGCCGTTGGCAGGGGCCCCCTCGGAAAAGCAGACGCAAAGTCAAGGGGCTTTAACTCCGCAATGCTTGATCTTGTTAAGAAAAACGGAGTTCAGGGAGTAAGGGCGGCTGCATCGATACTCTCCCTTCTCGGGGGCAAGGGCATGGAAGGTTTGAGGTTTGATAAAAAAGGAAATCCAACAAACCTTAGATCTCTTATTCAAGGAACCGGAAAAGATGTTTCGATTCCTGGATCTGTTCAAGGACTCATCAAGGATGACTTGACGGTTATTTCAAGAGAGGCTGCCAGGCTGATGGCTGCCGACAGAAGGATGACTGCAGAAAAGGCCCTTTCTCAAGCGCTTCAAAATATTCGCGAAGGGAAGGCCCTTACCGTAAAAAGGCAAGTCACCGTAAAGGCAACCGGCAAGAGGGTAATGGTTGGTGGCGATGCAAGAAAAAAGAGACAGATGTGGATCAGCGGGAAGGCCCCGATTAGTATTCCGGATACGGCAAACGGAATAAGGCAATTTGAGGATGCGCTTTCTAGGGGCCTTAGCGACAGGTCCGGTTTTGCGTCTGCGTTTGTTTCTGCAATTGCGTCCTCTAAGTCCACAGCGTCAAACATACGATCCCTTGCAAAGCAGCGACAAGCAGCTGCAAGGCAGAAAATTGCAAGAAAAGAAACATCGGCAAAAAGGGTATCTGCGGCAACTTCAAGGATTAAGGACCCATTTGCAGCTCTTGCTAATTTTCAGGATTTTGAAGGGGCTGTTCACAAAAGCCCGATAAGGGCCTACGCGGCAATCAGAAAAGACCTTGACTACTATAAGCGACTGCTTTCTCAGAACGGACCAGATTTTTTCAACAGCTTTGAGGGGCAGGCGATAGTTGGAAGGGTTCAAGGTCACCTTTCGCTTCTTAGGGCACTTAGCGATTCATTTGGATCAAAAGAATACAGGAACCTCACAAGCAAGGAGCGAGGGGCCGCATGGTTTGCGACGGGGGACCCGGATCTTAAACGAGCAGTAACGCTCGTAAAGGAAAGAAGAAAGAATCTCAGTCAGGACGATAAGAATCTCCTGTTCACCGTAGCGTCTCTTGCTGGCACCTCAAAGACCAGGGGCTTGATGCCAATGGTTCAAATGGCAGAAGACATTGCAAGCGGAAAGCTGCAATTCAGAACGCCAAGAGAAAAGATGACTACAGAGCAGTTGATTCAAAGAGACGCCCCAAAGTTCAGGGCTGGTCTAAAGAAATACAACGAAAGAACAAGCAAACTCTTTGAAGCGATTAAAAAGGGAAAGTTTGACGAAAAGATTGTTAACCATCTTGGATCTGAAGAGACCCCTCTTAATGTTTCTGAATACGATTTTATCATTCAGCGCTCCGGTGGAAGATTTGCTGGAAAAGTAAGAAATCAATTCCTCAGGGGAGATAAAAACGCAACCTCACGCAGGAAGATACTTGAAGAGGCCGCTGGCAAGCTTGTTGACAACTACAAGAAAGCCATTGCAACGGCAACTTCATCTCCTGGAATTCAGTCAACAGAAGCTGCAAGGGCGGCCGGTCTTGAGTTGACAAGGGTTTTGCCGTCGCTCCATAGGGCATATTTGACGCTAGGCGGCGAGGATGGGGTAATACTTACGGGCAGATCTTCAAGGGAAATAAGGTCTAGCGCAATTGCCAAGCCTGCCGTCATAGTAAAGCAATCCGGAAGCTTCCTTGCAAGCAGTCCTGCCTTTATGGGCGCATTCCTTTCAAGGTTTATGCCAAAAGTTACAGAAGAAAGGTACTCAACAAGTCTTATCGGACCAAATCCTGAATTTGCAAAGTACAAAAAAGAAATTCTGGACCCGATGAGAAAAAAGCGTGGAATTGCAGAGCTGCAAAAAGAAGAAAAAAGACTTGGTAAAATCAGCGAAACCCTTAAAAGAAAACTTGCGCTTATTGAAAGAAGACCAGCAGGAACAGAGAGCGCAAGAAAACAGAAAGAAGCAGCAATTGCGCTTATCACAAAAGAGTCAGAGCAGCACAGGCAAAAAGTTATAGCCCTTGGTCGTAAAATTGAAAAAACAGGATACACCGCGGCTCTAAAAAACGCACCCCCTGCATTTCTTACCGAACAAATTCCGTCCTCTAAGCCAACTGTAAAAGGGACGTTTGCAAGGCTTGCCGTTCTTCTTTCTGGCGAAGGAGCAAAATACGGTCTTTATGGAACAAGGGAAGGAAAGCAGTTCCAGAGAATGCAAGCGCAGGGTGATGTCTCTGTCGCAACAGGAGCCGCAAACCAGGCCCTACAGCAGCTTGCTGCCGACATTGCTGCAAACATAAGCCCAGCTGCAAGAAAGGAAATAGCAAAGCAAGAGCGAGCAGATGCAAGGGCGGCAAAGAAGGCTGAGGCTACCGCTGCTGCCGTCGATCAGTCCGCTGCCGCAATTGCAACAGCCGCAGGCGAGTCTGTTGTTAAAGAGGCTAAGAAGGGCAGAGCTGCCACCGGAACAAGAGCGGCTGCTGCAACTAGGGCGGCGCAAGAGGCTGCAGTTCCAGCCATTGCTGCTGGCGGTGCTGGCGGCGGCGGTGGCGGGCGAAGAGGGAGAAGGACTGCGGTAGCCCCCGGCGGACAGCCTGCTGGCGTTCCGCCAATTGGTGGTAAAAACGTATCGTCAATGAACAAGAACGCGGCTGCGATGGCGCAGCTATTTGGCGCACTTTCTACAATTGCACCGGTATCCCCTAAGAAGCTGAGCGATCTAAGGGCGACAATCCGCGGACTTGCCGAAATGATGGCAGAGCTCCGTGGTATTTCCGGTGGAAAGATTACAACCAAGGGACTCGCTGCGGCCCTTGGAAGGCAGGCGGCAGTGGCCACGCCAATAATGGCAGCTGGGGCTGGCGGTGCGGGTGTTGGTAGGGGGGCGACGGGAACTGGCGGTGGAGGTGGCGGCGGCGGAGGCAGTGGAAGATTCCTACCAGGATTTATGCCTGTTGGCGGACAAGAGATTAGGAATGCAGAAAAAGAAGCCGCACGCGGTATTGAGCGACAATCTGGAATTCTTGGAAGATTTGTTGATCAGATAAAATTCGGATTTAGCCAGCAGATAGTTGGTCAGATCAGCCAGGGCGTTGGTTCGCTCCTGTCGCACCTCCAGGGCGGAATTATTGGATTCAATGCACAGCTCGAAAACTCTGCGGTTGCATTCCAGACACTGTTTGAAAACGAGCAGAAGGCAATGGGAGCAACGAATGTTGATATTACCAAGGCATCAGATCAGGCAGATACACTTGTAAAGTCTATTCAGCAGTTTGCAAACGTAACGCCGTTCAGATTCCCTGAACTTGTTGAATCAGCAAGAAGGATGCGCGCGTTCGGTTTCGAAACAAAAGAAATCATGCCAAATCTTCAAATTATTGGTGACGCTGTTGCGGCGCTTGGCGGAGAAGACGACAAGCTAAACCGAATCACTTATGCACTTGGGCAGATGAAGCAATCTGGTCGCGTATACCAAAACGACATGATGCAGCTGGCAAACGCAGGTATTGCTGGATACGAGCTCCTTTCAAAGGCCGTCATGAAACAGATGGTCCAACAGGGAGAGGCAACAATAAGCTACTATGACTCCGTAAAAAAGCGAACCGTAACAATCACTAAAGAGATGCTCACCTCAACAGACAGGGACGCAAAGCTTGCAGCAGAATCTGCCCTTAATGCGCAGGTCAACAGGTTTGTAAAGCTTGGCAAGGAGGGCGCAAGGCAGCAATACGGAATTTCCATGCAAGCGGCAAAGGGCGCTAAGGGAATTTCCAAGGAAACCGTAGATCTTATTTTGAATCAAGGACCGGTTCAGGCAATGCGAGTACTTTCAAAGCGAGGAAAAATTGAAGGAGCCGCAGCTGCAAGAAAGATCCTTGAGGAGATGTCGCTTGTCTTCGGCGGAGGAATGGAGAAGCTCTCAAGGACATTCCAGGGAGCACTTTCTACACTTCAGGACACAAGCCAGTACATGGTTGCGGTCGTTACAAAGCCAATATATGACGGACTTAGAGATGTCATGTATGACATCGGCCTTGTATTCCAGTCAAGGGCCGCAAGAACAGCAACTGCAAACTTTGCCTCACAGTTCAGTGGAATGCTTGATGAAATTGCCCCAACCCTTCAGGCAACAGTTCAAATATTCCAGAAGTTTGGGGAAGGGGTTATCAGGCTTTTCACCGCACTCGGGCAAGGCGGAGGATCTGGCGTATTTGCAGTAATCGGAGACGGAATAAGGGCGATATCCGAGCTGATGAGGATAGACTTTGTCAGGGCCGCCGCGGTTGCGGCGCTTGCAATGAGGGGAATTGCCCTGGCGTTCAACACAAACCCAATTCTTCTTGGTATAACAGCCGTGATCGCTGCATTCGGCGTGCTCTCAAAGGAATATGCTCAAAACAGCGCGTTCAGAGGAGTAGTTGACAACTTTGCGGTTCCAATGCAGGGGCTTGTTCGCGAAGTTCAGTCCAAGCTTGTTCCTGCCCTTCAATCCCTTGCGTCAGGTGCTGGCGGTGCGTTCTTCGCTGAGCTGATCACTGGAATTACGCTTGTAATGCCGCTAATAAGCGTATTTATACGGCTGCTGAACATCTTCCTTGAGCTCCTTACAAGTATACCATTTGCAGTAGAGGCAATTGGGGCTTCTCTTGCGATTTTGGCAACCGGTAAGCTTTTTGGAAAACTTCTTTTTGGTTCCGCTGCAAAATTTGGTCCCGCAGGAGAGCTTATCAAGGCACCTTCTGGCGGTGCACTTGGAGGCCTCCAGAAGCTCTTTGGCTCACTTGGTGCGTTTAGCGCAGGAACTGTTGCCTCCAGACAGGCATATCAGATGGGCGCTCCGCTTGCCAACAAGGCAAGAACTGCGGCTGGTGAACTTAAGATTCAAAAAGTGGTCATGCAGAAGGTTGTTGACCAGACCGGAAACGCTTTCAGCCCCGTTCAAAGACAAAATATTTCAGCAACAGTTGCAGCAGCGCAGGCGCAAGTTTCCGCAACAGCACAGACGGCGCAGGGCGTAAGGAACCTTTCTGGGGTCGGTGGATCAAGACTTATTGGGGTTGCGGCACGGCAAGAATACATGTCCGGAGTCAGTGCCCTTGCAACAAGGGATACCCCAATAGCAGCCAGGCTGGCAGGTTTCGGCGCAGACCTTAAGTCTACTGGGGGATTCTTCAGGAATGCAGTAAGCGTCTTCAAGGAAAGTATCTCCACTTTTGCAAGGTCTATTGGCGGTGCCTTTGCGGGGCTTAGAGGAGCTTCTGCTTCGAGGGCTGCGGCAGTTGGATTGGCGGGCGGACCCCTAAGGCCAAGCATAGAGCGCGGAATCGGGGCATACCTCAGCACAAAAGGGGCAAAAAATGTTGTTCAGGATAGTGGTGGATTTGCTAACGCACTAAAGACTGGGGCGGGCGGACTTGCAGCACTAGGAAAGTCCCTGAAAGACGGGCTTGGACTGGTTGGTAAGTCTACCGTTCTTTTGACCGGCTTCTTTGCACTGTTTGACATTTTTGTCAACAAGGCAGATGTTATTAGGACGGCAATTTCATCTATAACATCCGTTATTGGCGGACTAGCTGGATTCCTGCTCGGGGGTCCAATCGGCGCCATCATCGGCTCAATGCTCGGGTCAGCGGCAGGCGGAGTGATATCTGATGCCGTTGGAAGACCGCAATTCCAAGACGGAGAGGTTGCTGGCGAAGGCGTTGAGATGGACATGACCCAGGCACAGATGGAGCAAGAAATCTGGAACAACGCATTGACAGACGGCAAGATGACGTTTGCCGAGATGGTTTCAATTGCCGAACAAATTCCCCTTAAGGTTGACGACATTGTTACGTCATTCAAGGCCCTAAATCCGGAAATCGAATCAATAAATTTCGGAATTAAAGATGTTCTTGCTGCGCTCAATGAGGCTGGCGGTTCGCTTAGCGCAGAAGAGGCGTTCACGAACGCGGCGGCACCTCTTGGCCTAAATACCAAAGAGATGCAGCAGAATATGGTTCTGCTAGACAACATTCAATCAATGATTCAGAAGGTTTACGAAAACAAGCTTGCGTTTGAGTTTAAGACGCCAATCAGAAACGAATCGGGCGGAATAGTAAACAATCAGCTTGCAAATCTTGCCGCAATGAAGGCTCAGGCTGAAATTGTCGCCGCGGTAATGCAGGCTGGCCCGTTCACAAACGTAGACCAACTAAACCAAATGCTAGATACGCTTGCAAGCCGATTTATGGTAAGCAAAGAGCAGGCAGAGCAGTGGAATCTTCTCATCAATGGTGCTGAAGACTCAACTGAAGGCCTTTCAAGGGCAATTGAGAAGCTTAACGAAAAGCTTTCCTTCCTTAAGGCTAAGTTCAACATAGCATCCGGAGCCCTGCAAAACAGAATTCAGGCTCTGTTTGACAAGAGATTCAAAGAGCAGCTTGAGAAGGCAAAAGAGGCGTTCCTTGCAACCCAGGAAGTCATTGTCGAGGGAACGACCTGGAACCTTAAGGCACTTAAGGACGAAATTGAGGAGCAAGAGAAGAAGAATAGACTGCTCGCTGTTGAGAAAAGCCTTCGAGATGCAAATAGAAACATAGAAATGGCACGGCTTGCACTCTACGACGCATCTATTGATCCGCTTGAAGCTGCGGCAAGAATGCGAGAGGCCGAAGAGGCAAAGACTGATGCCGTAAAGCAGGCTGCGCTTGAGAGAAAGAGAATTGCCCTTGACGAGGCAATGGCAAGCGAACCGGTAACCAGGGGACTTGAGGAAATTGACGAGAGGTTTGAGGCGATGAGAATGAAGTTCCAGGAAGAGATGCAAAGAATCATGCTTCTCTTGGAACAAGGAAAAATTACAGGCGCAGAGGCAATTGCGAGAATTAAGGCCCTATACGGTCAATCGTTTGCAAGTATTGGCGACCTTGATGCGGAGCTTGCCGAAGATGCTGCCAATTTTGGGGAGTCATTCTTGGGGTCCTGGACAAAGACAATTGAAAAATTCATCAAGCTTGCAGATAAGATTGCCAAGCTTGTCAAGAAAATCAAGCAGCTGCAAAACTCGCTTAACAACCCCGGAACAGGAGCCAATGACGATGACCCAGGAGGACAGTACACAACTCCGCCGGGGTCTGCTGGAAACGGTACATCAACGCTTGGCGGAAGGCCGTACGACAACTGGAGAGAGCATGGCGTCGGTGCTCAAATGGAAAAGCAGGTTGAGTCAGATGCCGCAGGGATGCAGGTTACCGCA